ACCCTTCCCCTGTGCGTGTGGCGAGATATGCGCGGGCGTTTTCCATGTCGTTTGGAACGGCCATTTGGGACAGATTTACGAACCCAAATTCCTGCATTATCATAACCATTTCAGACAGTTCATGCAATGAATTATCGCGCGCGCGGTCATATCCGAGGTGGCCGACATGGTACTGGCACCAGTCGCCGCGCTCGGCTGCATTTGCCCACTGGCAGAATGTCCGTGTGGATGAAGCCACGGCCCTAAGTGTTGTTTCTGTCACTGTTTTGACTTCCTCTTGCAGCGCCTTTTTTTCCGCGCGTATTTAAACTGATTGTAGGCCATGACTGTGATCACGTTGCCGGTTGTGGCATCTACTGCGGCCCTGAATACTTGGCCGGTTACTGCCCTTCCCGCGTAGAGGCAGATCACCTTGTCCTGCATCCCTACACACTCCAGAACGTCGCGCCGGTTGTGTTTGACTGCATGTGCTATCCCCCTGACGAACATGCCGGGACAAATGCCTGGTATGCGCTCTAGCGCGCGGATACGGGCGTGCAGCATGGGGTAATTCGCCTTGATGATCATTTTTAATCTCTCCGATTGAGAGCCTTCTTGATCGAGTGCGTTACGTTCGATGCGGGACGCCCAACAATCTTGGCGATCTGTGCGTATTGGCATTTCGAGGCTTCGCGCATTTCCAACATGCAATCTGACCTGACTAAGGCTGTCTTTTTGCCCTTATCACTCGCGTCATAAATCACCGCCTCTTCGACGCCCTCACGCTTGCAAAACGCTTTGAGGGCCAAAATTGCAGCGGATGGATCTCCAGATTCTGTGCGCGCCTTTGGGATTTTCTTTGTGGCGCGCAGGTCAGAAGTTATAGTTTCGGTTGAGCATTTCAGTTTAACGGCAATATCAAGCGTTGAATTTCCTGCCGAATACATCTCAGAGACGACCTTGCGGCGCTCTTCAAAGTGCATCCGTTCAGGCTTTGCAGATGGAGGCGGTGGCGCGGATTTCTTGGCCTTGGGCGCGCGGATCAGGCTTTCCCCTGTCCAGTCAGGCGCGGTGTCTGCGGAGATTGTACGGGTGTGGCGGGTCATGTTTCCATCCTTTCGAGTATCCACGCGATGCACGGCACGGCCATGCTGTTGCCCAACGCCTTGTATCGCGGGCCGTCCGATGCGGGCTTATTGCGGTATGTGACGTTGGTGTGTTGATCGGGAAAACCTTGCAGGCGCTCACATTCGACGGGCATCAGCAGGCGCACGGACGGCTGAAATAGGACAGGGGGCGCAGAGGTGTTTGGGATCGTGTGGCACAACCCTTCGGATGGTATGCTGCGGTTTGTCTTGCTGGTGATCTGGTTTGGATCGAACACTGACGCCACGGACTTGCCAGCTATATACGATTGCTGCTTTGCCCCCGTCTCAGCCGCCAAAGCTCCGACAATCGCGCCGTCACCATTGATAAGCCGTACCTCGTCGCGCGTATTTTGGGTAAACGCCACATATGAGCGCGATGATCCACCATCAGCCGCGCGCAGACTGACAGTCTGGCCCACGCTTTCGACCTGCGCACCATCGTCGCGGCCCCGCAGGTCGAAGGCTACCGGATACACTAGATCGGTCGCGTCCTTGTAATCGCGCGCTTTCAGTGCGTCCGCACTGCCGTCCTCGGAATACTCACCAAAAGCAACCATGCGCGCGGCATGTACGGGCACCAGCGCGCCCTGTTCATGTGGCATCCGTGACGCGCTTTTGTGCATCCCTGCTGTCAGGGTGTGGGAGACTCGCTGCCCATCGTCAGCGCCCTTTCCAGCAACTCCGGCAAAATCTTGTCCCGTTTCGCGGCGCGGCGGAGTATCCCCGCGCAGTCTGTCTGGCTCAAGAAGTACTTTGGCGGGATCGCATGAACCTCCAAAATCGACGACAACGAACACGCGGCGGCGCCGCTGCGCCACTCCGAACCACTGAGCGTCAAGAACGCACCAAGAGAGCCGTGCCCTTGGCCCCTGCACCATACCTTCACTGGGCCATGCTCCGTCTGTTGGTGGCTGTAGGGCATCCACTGCGCCGACAAGTCCGCCCAAGAAGCACCCGAATGCGTTGCCTTTATCGCTGAGAACGCCGGGGACATTTTCCCATAGGACGGCGAGTTTTCCATCAGGTCGAGCATCGACGATTGCATGGCATGTCTCCACAAATTTTAGGGTCAGGTTGCCGCGCGCATCGGATACGCCACCGCGCAGGCCCGCGATTGAAAAGGCTTGGCATGGGGTTCCGGCCACCAGCAGGTCGGGCAGCGGTACGCCATGAGCGCGCGCCAGCTCCGGCGTCACTTCGGTCATGTCACCCCAGAGCAAAGGTTCGCCTTGGTTGTGGTCTTCGGGCAGGCGGTATCCAAACCTCTCTTGCAGCACGGCGCGGGGGAAGGGTTCAATCTCGGACGCGAGACGCCAATCAACCCACGGGGCGGCGACTTCGGGCGCGCCAATACCAGAACAGAGGGTCCAACCTATCATGGCTGCGGCTCCCCGTTATCTCGCTTTGTCATATCAACACCAAACTGCGCGGCGATAGCCTCACTGCCAGCGGGGAAAACAATCGCTGTATTGTTCAGAAACAGGGCTTCCACGTCATAGCGAATGTCCTGCCAAGCATCGACCGCTCTCATGTCTCCCGTGCTTGCCAGCCGGTTGCGAACCATTGCGCCCTCAACGGATTCATCACACTCAACAGCCACGCCGCGAAGCGTGAACCCGGCAGGCAGGATCTTCTGAATGCGCGCCAGCATCGACTTCGTGATTTTCTTCTCCCAATCGTATTTCATGCTGCTATTCCTCGCTCTTTGAGTTTTTCTATGGTGACTAGGCCCGCATTCAACAACTCATTTGCCAAGCCTACGTTGATCGCGCTTGGCGAAACGGCTTTCCCGTTGTTGACCATGTTTGCGTAGAAGGTCAGGCGCTCGTCGTTGGTGAAAACCTTTTTCGCCGCTGGGGCTTTGTGGTTCTTCCAGCGTTCATCGGCCAGCCAACCGTCCGACATTTTGAGATATTGGCGGCGGTTCCCTTCGTTCTCGGCTTCGTAGGCCATCGCAGCCGCAACGATGTGCGCGGGGTCTGCCCCTGCCTCAACCGCAGCATCGAAAAGCTGCCTTGAATTTTGTTCACCGTTGGGTCTTGGGTGCGCTTCCCAAAAATCATTGAAAAAATCTGTGTGTGGGTCGATTTTCGACACACACTGTTCCTTTACAGGTTCCTTTACAGGTTCCTCTCCACTGGGGTGGAGTTTGCTATGCTCAAAAGTGGAGTTTGCTCCGTTCAAAAGTGGAGTTTGCTCCGTAGCTGTCTCCACTCCGGTGGAGTTTGGGCTGTCTCCACTTTGTGGAGTTTGCCTTGTGGTCAGGTCTACATCGCACCCCAAGATGAAGTAGGTGCGGCGTTTTGACGTGCCTGGTATTGTTGAACGTCTGCGCTCCAAAAGGCCGACCGTTTGGAGGGTATCAAGGCACTTATTCAACCCGCCGTTTGACAGTCCGGTTTTGCGCATCAGTGTCTCCTGAGACGGGAAACATGCGCTCTCTGGGTCGCGTTCGTCATTGTGATAATCACACAGGTGGAACAGCACGCGAAACGCGCCTGACGTGATCAGCTTGGGGTCTAGCGTTGCCAGCCAGTATGTCGCTTTGTGGCTCATATCACCCTCCTCAGTTGCGTCAGTCGCCGAATAGCGCCCGCAGGGTGTCCAGATTTCAGGCGCGCGATTAAGGCGTTCAGGTCGCCCTCTTCGGCCACCAGTGCCGCCAGATCGTCGCGGTGCGCTGCGCGGTACCAGTACAGGCCCGCCATGGGGTCAATATCTACCCGTGCGGCCACCAGAACGCGGCCCACGTCTGTTGCAGGTACGCCTTCGGGCGGGTTCCAGCTTGGGGCGGGTTCCGGCGCTTTGGTGACGGGCGCGAAAATTGGTTCCGGCTCAATCACGGGGGCGGCTGGCGCGGGCTTTGGGGCGACCGTAGGCGCGGCTGGCGCTGTCTTTACGTCCTCAACCACAACGGCGGCACGCGGGGTGTCCGGTTGCTGCACGTTGACGCGGTATGACGCTGGCGTGGCCTTGCCGCCCCCGCTGTCCACAACGATTAATTCACCACTGTCCACAAGTGCCGCGATAGCGTCAGAAACGGCGGTTTTGGTCACGTTGCAAAAGTCGGCAATGGTGCGCAGGGGCATAGACACGCCGCCGCGCCAGTTTGCGCATGTTGCAAGGACCATGAGGACCATGCGGGGCGTTCCCTTGGCTGTGCTGTAGTGTAAGACGCGGGATAGGGTGTGCTCGGTCATTGGAACATCTCCCCTTGGCGTCCGTCTTTGCGGTCCAAGAAGCGGTAAGCCGTCTCGCCCTCCCATTCAGCGTCCCAGATAAACCACCCGTTGCGCTGTGGAGGTGAGCCTTTGCCGGTGAAGTCCACTTTCCAGCGGCAGACATATGCGCGGCTGATAGGATGCCTTGCCAAGATCGGCGCAAGGCCAGCGGCGGCAGGCCAGTCCCAATTCAGGAACAGCGCAACGTAGGTGCAGCCCAGATCAAGCGCATGGGTCAGCCAGCGGCCCTTACCGTCACGCGCGTTGATCTGATTGTAGGGCGGGTTGGTGACCATCGCATCGGCGCGGCGCGTGGTTGTGTCAAAGTAATCGCCCAACTCTGCACCGCAGCCACGGTCAATGAGGTCTGTCTTGATCGTCGGCAAGCCAAACGCTTCAATCTCGCGCGACATTGCCCCGTCACCGGCGGCGCTCTCCCAAATGCACGGGAATTGCAGTAGGCGCGCGGACTCGGCTTTTAGTAAGGCGCGGGTCGGCTCTGGTGGTGTCGGGTAGAAATCATCGGCCTCACGCGGGGCTTCGGTCGTGCGCTCGAAGCCCTCCAGCGTTTTGACGATGTGCGTTGAGGTGTTGCCGGTGGCGCGGAATAGGCCGCGTGCAGATGTGGCGCTCATGTCGTCACCACCTCGACGCCCTGCGCCGCCAGAATTGCCCGCTTCATTATGAACGTGTCTGTGGGGTGGCCCTTGCTGTCCTCAACCACCTGCGCATTGATCCGCTTGTCGAAGTACACAAAGTCGGCCTTGTAGATCATCACGCGCCCGGTCGGCGTCAGTATCGGCCCGTCCCTGCCGTGAAGCTCGTATTCCACCTGCAATTTCAGATCGACGATGATGCCCGCGCGCTCCAGGTTGCGCAGATAAGCAAACCGCTTGCCCTCGCGGGTGCTGTCGAACATGATGCCCTGCACGCAGATACGCTTTGTGCCGCGCACCCTGCCCTTGTCGGCCTTGGTGTCGGCCTGTGTCATTGCCACATAGTCGGCGGCTGTGATCTTGTCGGCCATCAGTCGTACCTCACAAATTCTTTTGCCGTTGCGCGGGCCAGTGCCTTGCAGAAGCGTTCGCGTATGGCCGTGGTCGCGGTGGATTTAGTCGAGCGGCAGGGGCATGGGGCCAGCGCCACGGCAAGGCTGTGCGCGTCCTGCACCGGCAGGCGGATAACGATCATGTCGCCCTCGCGGCGTATGGTTGTATCTTGTTAGCCCATCGCTCAACCTCATGGAAAAGGCCCGCGCTGCTACACGCGGGCCAGATTTTTCAGCCGGTCACGAAAATGACAGTATCGCCGCCGATTTCGCCCTTGAGCGCGTCAACACAGCGATCAAACGCAGTGCGCATGACTGTATCTTTGTCGTGCATTTCAACCTGAAAACGCAGCTTCCCATCGTTGATGCGGTAACGGACCATGAACTTGATGCGCTGCGCTTCCATGCCGCGATAGACAGGGGCCATGACAACGAAGTGATCTGGAAGGACGACACCGCCGCGACCTTCATTCTCTTCGATGTACTGGAACTGGCGTGAACCATCGCTCAGGCGGGTGCTGCTTTTGAACTCCACCTTTTTGATGGCGTCAAACTTCATCACCATGTCCATCACATCAGCCGCGTCCGGCGTCACCACGTCAACGGCATGGTCCTCCAAGAATAGGCCAAACTCGATCTGCGTCATGCCTTTTCCACAGATACCAAGCCACGCCTCTGTCACATCGTGCAGCATGGCCTTGAACCCCGCCTTGTGGCGCTTGTGGCTTGGCTGGCTGGGCGCGTCACCGTCGATCACCGCGCTAATTTTGGCAGCTTGGTAATCGGCGCAGATCATGGTTTCCGGTGTTGGAAAGCGTTTAAGGTAAGCGGCCAGAGAAAGCACATCGACAAACTTGTGATCCGCCTCAATGCTGTCCGGCGCACTTTGGAACTCCTCAAGCGATTTGACCTCAAAGCCATCCGGCACAACAGCAAACGCGCCGCGCTTCTCGGGCTTAAATCCCTGAACCGCAATAACCGCCGCAAAGTCCTGCGCCACTTCTGTTTCTGTACGATCAGCCATTGACGCTGCTCCCCTTGAACATGCCCTGCTGAACCATGTCTGGCGCTTGGCGCGTCAGGTGGCCCTTGGGGTCGGTGTAGAAAAATGATTGGCCGAAATTGACGGTCGGTGCGCGGGCAGTGACTTTAACTGTCGCCGCGATGCCTTGGTCGCCGTTGGGCGAGACTTCGAGCGTCACCGTCACGGTTCCCTTTTTGCCGGTGCGCAAAACAGCGTCCGTCACGTCCTTCAATTGCTGGTCAGCGGTTTCAATCGGCATACCGCCGTCGATCCGCCCGATTGCCATCAGAAAATGGCTGTTTCCTTCGGTATTCATGCTATAAACCTTTCATTGTCAGCAAGGTGGAGCGTCCGTTTGTGACGTGGGCGCTCCACGCTGTTGAAAATCACTTTTGATGTTTGAGTTGACGTGCGGCTGCGTTCTCTGCCGCCATCCGGTCGTGCAGAGCGTTGTATCGGTGGCGGCGCAGGCCAGTGACGCCAGAGTGACCGAAATTTGCCTTTGTCGCGGCACACAGGCGCTCATGGTTTGCCGCAACATACGCAAGCTCGACCTCAAAGGCTTCGACTTGTGAAAAGCCCCCCGCGCCTGAAACATGACGAACAGACGCAGGGGGGCGCGCAGTGCTTTGCGCAGTCACCTCGGGAGGAGGCGTTGAGGCAGAGTCCAAGGACTCAACCAGCGGAGACACCGCCGCTGGACGGTATTCTGTGGGGGAGGTCATGCCGCACTGGCTTGTAGAATCGACGCAGCTAGTGTCAGGCTGTGAGGTATGAGATTTATTCTGGTCCAAGCCATAAATGCGGCGTTCTTTTTGACCCTCGCACCCGTGGGACAAATTGCCCTTTTGGCTTACGTTTTCACACTCCAAGCGTTGAGCTGGGTAGACTACCTGTGCGGCGCCCTTATTCCCATGTACGCCATCGGAAAAATCGCATGGGTGTACTGGCTGTAGCGCGCTCATGACGAAGCCCCCGCAGATTTCCCCGCAGCCTGCCCTTGAACGGCGGGCGATGCGTTGCCACGTTTATTAGCAGGCAAGGAACCATCTTTAACGCCCCGATCAGCGGGCACAGATGGAGATTTTACCAATGCGGCAATTTCAACTTTACCGCCCGTCGCGCGATGGATGCGCAACGCGACCGCAAGGCTGGGCGTCTTTAGCTGCTGAACAATCTCGTTCATGTAGCTGGGCGAAACTTCAGCAACCAACGCAAGCTGGCGCTGCGTGATGCCTGATTTACCCAAGTATTCGGTCAATGTGTCCATGTCGCCATTGTTCGCACATAGCGAACAAGAGGTCAACGATAAAGTTCGCTATTTGCGACGGGCGTATTCTGGCGTCAACTTATATAGTGATGGGATGAAACTTCGCATAACAGAATGGCGCAAAAAGCGCGAATTGACTGTAGACGCTCTTGCTAGCAAGGCGGGGCTGAGCAAGTCCTATCTGAGCGAATTAGCTAACGGCAAAAAGACAGTCAACGCGCGCCATTTAGAAATGTTGGCGAAGGCGCTTGGATGTTCCCCGCTAGACCTACTGGATGACTCTAGCGTTCAGCCTGACATTATAGAGCATATCCGTAAGATGCAGACGCTAACGCCAGACGATAGACAGGCGGTTATTCGTCACGCGGAGAGCCTTGCGCGGACAGATGAACAAAGCGGCTGAATCCAAGCCACTGTGAGAGAGCGCCCGGCGATAGGCTTGCAAGGGCCGCAATCAAACGTGCTTCGTCTTTTGTGTCTCGCTCATTCATCGCTTTAGCACCCTTCCCGTTCATGGTCCGTTCTTGATAGCACTTCTTTAATGTCACGTTAAGATAAAACCCCTGCGTTCGCAATGTTCGCTATTAGCAAACTTTTCTATTGACGGCGTGTTCGCCATATGCGAACAATACCCTCATAGCCACACCGGCACATGAGGAGCAATCACATGAACCCCACGATTATCAAAATGGCCCTACGCGCCCTTGAGCGGCACGAGCGGGCGGAGCACAACACGGTCACGCTTTGCGGTGACAAGTATCACTGGCTCGACGGCGACGACGAGACGCCCCCGTCTGCGGCGAACGCTTACCCCAGCGCCCACGCGCCAGCACAATGACCATCCACCGCCCCATCGCCCCCGCCCCTACAGCGCGCGGCAGATTTGCCCACATCGACAACAGCGAAGCAACCAACGGTCGCATCTACACCTCGACTGAAATCGAAGGAATGACCGAGGCGGATATGATCGAGCGCCGCGACCAGCTTTCGGCGGGTGGCTTTCAAACGCGCGCCGCTGAATTGCAGAGAGGCTGGGCATTCCAGCACCGGTTCAACCGCGCCGACCACGCGTAAATCCAAGATCAACAGGAGACAGCACAATGAACATCGAGCAATTAAAGCAGAAAATGGCGGATCTGGTCACAGAGATGCAGGGTAAGGGCGTAAAAACGCCAAGAGCTCAGGTGGCGATCACAGACAGCGGCGAGGATTATGTTCATATAGGATGCCATTATAACCAGAAAATCTTTGGCGGAAGTGATTACGCCATCATCCATGGCGACACGTTGCCAGAAGCGATTTCAGCAGCTTTTGCGTTTGTCGCATCCATGCCCTCGCCAGAAGATGCGGTGAAGCACGAGTACCTGACGCGCGTTGCATCGGCCATCGACTACGCCACAGAAAACGCGCTGCCGGAAGAATACGTTGCCCCTCTACGCGGCGTATCAACCGCCATGACGGAAAACCTGCTGACGCACCGCAAGGCGGGTGCAGCATGAACCGCCCCGACGAGAACCTGCAGGACTTTGACCTCTACGCAGACGCCCGCCCTTTTGGCCGCGACCCGCACGGCTCTGGCCTTATTCGCGGCGTGATTATCGGCCTGATCGTCTGGGCCTGCATCTTGGCCGCAGTCATTGCCGGTTCGCATCTGGTCACCAGCGCCATGGAGCGCGCCACCCACGACACCGCCGGGATGATCTGCCCGACGCCAGCCTGCTGAGAGGATACAGCGATGAGACTCCCGACAGCAGACCCCTACGCATGGTGGCGCGCGGCATTGACCGACCGCAGTACGCCCCGATTTGATGGAGAGCCGCAGGCGGGCTTTTACAAGCGCCGCATGGTGCGCAACGGCCCTTTCCTGCCCGTAGAGGTCAAGTTGATTTCAGAGGTGGACGAGGCGGGCGAATTGAGCGCGCCAGAGACATACACCGCAGAACAGTTGGGCCGGTCGCAAGATGCCGCCCGCATCTGGACGCATCTGCGCCCGATCACGGAAGCCGAGTTTGACGCCTTGGTAGAAGAGCACCGCACCAACGATCTGATGGCGGCGACACACGCCGCCGTGAACCTTACGCAATCCCCCACACTTCCGAAAGGATACTGACATGCTTGATCAATCCCCCGCCGCCGCAGGCCATAACAACCCGCCTCCATTTGACCCCGCCGAGGTTGAGCGCCTGAACGCAGAGGGCGCGGCATTTCTCGACGCCGCCGCCGTGTGGCTGGAGAACGGCGACCTGAAATCCGAGGACGACGCGCAGCGCCTCAACGACTTCATCGAAGGTGTCAAAGGCCGCGAGAAGATCGCAGAGGAAGCGCGCAAGGCGGCAAAGAAGCCCCACGACGATGCAGGCAAAGCTGTGCAGACCGCTTTCAAGCCCGTGGCCGATAAGATGGCCCTCGCCAAGACCAAAGTGCAACCCCTTCTGACCGCGTGGCTGCAAAAGAAAGAGGACGACCGTCTGGCCGAGGTCGAGCGCCAGCGCAAAGCCGCGCAGTTTGCGCAGGAAGAAGCCGACCGCGCCGCCGCCGCCGCCGCCGCCCGCAACGATATATCCGGAGAAGTGGATGCACAGGCCGCGCGTGAAGCTGCCGAAAAGCAGGCCAAGGAAGTTGAGCGCGCCGCAAAGCAGCGCAGCAACGTCACCAGCGCTACAGGCGGAGGCCGAACGGCCAGCTTGCGCACTGTGATCGACGCCGAGGTAACAAACGCCCGCGTCCTATTCATGCGCTACGCCGACCGCCCCGAAGTTCTGGACGTTCTGCGCAGTCTCGCCACCCGTGAGGCGCGCTCAAAAGACTTCAACGCAAAGACCGACACCATCGCCGGTGCCAAGATTACTATTTCACAGAAAGCAGTATAATGAGCCAGGTTGCAAAACTCCCGCTTCGTCAGGTCGATAACGTCCAGAAGCTCTTGATGAACGATCAGGCGCGCGGCCAGCTTGCGGCGGTCGCGGCCAAGCACATGAGCCCCGAACGACTGATGCGCGTCACGGCCAACGCAATTCGCACCACGCCGAAGCTGCAGGAGTGTGAGCCGCTATCCTTTCTGGGCGCTTTGATGCAATGCGCGGCCCTTGGGCTTGAGCCAAACACTGTGCTGGGCCACGCCTATTTGATACCTTTCGACAAAAGCACCAAGATCAACGGTAGCTGGGTCAAGGTTCCGCAGGTACAGCTCATTATCGGCTATAAAGGTCTTATCGACCTTGCGCGCCGTTCCGGCCACATCACCAGCATTTCCGCCAATATCCACTATTCCGATGATGAATTGTGGGAGTACGAGGAAGGCACCGAGGCCAAGCTGCGCCACGTTCCCGGCCCGCAGGACGGCAAGCCCCTTCACGCCTACGCTATCGCCAAATTCGTAGAAGGCGGTCACGCCTATGTCGTTCTGCCGTGGGCGCAAGTCCTGAAAATTCGGGACGGGTCGCAGGGCTGGCAGTCGGCGGTGAAGTTCGGCAAAAAAGAGGGTAGCCCGTGGTTCAGCCACGAAACCGCGATGGCGAAGAAAACCGCCATTCGCGCGCTGGCAAAGTTCCTGCCCCTTTCCGTCGAGTTCCGAGAAGCGGTTGCTGTCGATCAGGACGGCGGCGCGAAGGTGGACTATGCGCGGTTTGCCCTAAACCCCGAAGAAGGCGCGACCATTGAGGGGGAGTATGTCGAGGGCGGCGAGGCTGACACGCCCGACGACGATATCCTGAAAGATGATCAAGGTCAGGACGCACCCAAAGACACCGCGCCGGAAGATAAGAATGACGCGAAACCGGCGCCTGCAAAAGCGGACCACCCCGAAGTTGACCCAAAGCACATCAAAGCCGCGCAGGACATTGAGGCGGATCTGAACGATAGCGCCCCGATTGAAGCCACTTTGAATTTCCACGCCGAAGCGCTGGACGCAATGAAGGCAGACGCGCCGGAGTTCCACGCGGAGCTTATGGCAACAGTCGCGGCGTTTGGTGAAGAGTGATGCGCGAGGCTGACCTGATACGCACAGTCTGGACGGGACACGCATTTGAGCCGGATGGCAACTTCGCCATGGCCGCGTGTCACGACAGGCTGGGCGAGGGTCAGGTGGTTCTGCTCGATCTGGACCCAGACAGGTCAAAGAAGAGCCATAACCATCAGTTTGCCTTTGTGCGGACCGCTTGGGACAATTTGCCAGAGGCGCTGACAAACGCGCCGTGGGCAAAGACCGTCGAGACGTTCCGCAAGCACGCTCTGATAGCAACCGGCCACTGTGACACAGACATGATCGCCGTGGGTGACGAGCGGCGGGCCGAAAGGGTTGCGGCCTTCACCGAGCGCATGGCGGTCAAGATGCACGGTTATGCCGTCACAACAATAGAGGGGCCGTGCGTCTACTGCCACACGCCTCACAGTCAAAGGCTCAAAGACATGGGCGGGGCGAAATTCAAACAGTCCAAGCAAGACATTCTTGAATGGATGGCCGCGCAGATCGGGGTTGAGACTGATGTGCTGGCGAAAATGGGAAAGAAAGGCACAGCATGATGTTTACGCTTGGATTTATCACAGGGTTTTGTTTGACCATTGGTGCGCAGGTTTTCATCCTGATGCGAAAGCCGCGCCACAAGCCAATCGTGACGCCCGACAAGTTGGCCGATGCGAGGCGATATCTCGCCCTCATTGCCACCGGAAACACCCTTTCATTCTGTCAAAAACTGGCGGTCAAGGCGCTGGAGAAAACAGCATGACCAGAAAAGTACCAGAATGGGTTGGCAAGACCGACGACACGCCCGCCCCTACCCGCGTGCGGTTGCGCGTCTTCGATGCCCACGGCGGCAAGTGCGCCGAATGCGGCATGAAGCTGGGACCGGCTACCCCATGGGATCTGGATCACACGGTTGCGCTGGTGAACGGCGGCGAAAATGCCGAGGGCAACCTACGCCCACTGTGCAATCCCTGCCATCGCGGCAAGACCGCCGCAGACGTAGCGCAGAAAGCCAAGGACCGCCGGGTGCGCGCCAAGCACATCGGAGCCACCCCGAAGAAACGCAAGATGCCATACCGCCGCTTCAACGGAGATCCGGTGTGGAACTAACCGACAGACGCCAGCAAAGGAATGCACGAATGCAGGGAACAATAATAAATAGTAGAGAGCAATTCGTAGACGAAGCAACACCTGCTTCGATGCGCTCAAGGCCAGTCGATCACAGGGGCTTTCCGGTTCCGTGGTTCGTCACGAATAAAACGTCAGAAGGCCATTGGGACTTTGTAAAGATTGAGAGAGAGAGGTTCGCCGAGGCTCTGCGTTTTGAAAAGTGCTGGGTGAGCGGTCAGAGGTTGGGAAAGTTCCGCGCGTTCTGTGTTGGCCCTATGTGCGTCATCAACCGCACGGCAGGAGACCCGCCAGTGACGCGAGATATTGCGCTTTGGAGCGTCAAGATTTGCCCGTTCATGTCACGGCCTTTGGCACGCAGAGATGGCCACAAGGAGGGACTCGTTGAGACAAGCAACGTGTTTGATGGCGTTGGCGTCATGCGGAATCCCGGCGTGACAGCGGTTTGGGTCACCAAAAACAGCGAATATCAGCGGGGGAGCGGGTTCTATCTCGGTGATCCGCATGAAGTGACTTGGTGGAGAGAAGGAAGGACGGCAACGCGCGCGGAAGTAGACGCATCAATTGCGTCTGGCATCCATCACCTTGAAAAGCTAGCCCGCGAAGAGGGACCGGAAGCCGAAGCCGAACTGCGCCTTTACAAACAGCGGGCAGAGCCAATCTTACCGAGGTCATCATGAGCCCCTCCCCCGAAGCCACCAGCCAGCGCCGCATGATTATCGCGCACCGCGTATACAACGCCGCGCTCCTGCTGACCGTGATCGGCGCGATGGTGTACGTCGCAGCCGCTGGCGTACTGCCGACTGAATTGGAGGGGAATTGAGATGCGAGAGAGATGCCCAGACTGCCGATGCCTGACCAGTTCAGCGCCTGACCCTTGCCCAGAATGCGCGGCAGCGCGGCGGAAGCACGATGACGCCACCCCGCCTCTTGAGCGCCCCGAGATAGGCCACCACGACGGCGAGACGTGCGGACGCTGGACCGACAACGACGACAGCGAGACGCCTACAACGTGGCCGTGCGATGGCGTGATGGAATATGCGGCCAAAGATGAACCTACCGTTTGGACGCGCTGCGACACCTGCGGCGAGATTGGAGAATGGATATGACACAGACAGTAAATATGGTCCGTGAAGCTGCGTCGAATGACATCGCCACATTGCGCGCGCACATCATCGCCCTAGAGGCGCGCGTGGATGCTGCGGAGGCGATGGCGAACGCCGTGCAGAAAGAGGGCGCAGCGCGCGGGAATTATTTAGGCACCCCTACGGACCGTGGTGGACATTCAGGTCCAAAAGTGCAGGCGAAGGAAAGCTGGTTTGCCGCACGGTGCAAAATGTCAGACACCCTCGCTGCCTTCCGCGCCACAGGAGAAACCCCATGACAGATACAGACACAAGCGCAGAGGCGGTGGAGTGGCCACGCGAGACATGGATGGCGGAGCGCGACGATCACGATCAAGGCATAGTTTCTGCGGTCCTGTCTGAACACGCAACCGTAGCCCGATGGGCTGGCGATAGTGAGCGCGATAAGGAGTACCATCACTACATCGACATGGACGTGTATGACAGCGCGGAGAAGTACCACGCGGCACGATATGACGCCCTCGCTGCCGATAACGCTGCCCTACGCGCCCAGCTTGCCGAGGCACAGGCGCAGGTACAGACGGCGCGGGATGCTCTGCGTGAGGCTATTGCCCTTTGCGATTGGGATACCAGCGACTGCGAACTTTTCGCGCTGGAAAATAAACTGCGCGCCCTGATCCAGCCCACAACAGACCGCCGTGACGCGGCAATGGAGGAGTAGAACGATGGACGATTTGAGATACCACACCTGCACGGTAGATGATCCGTGGAGTGAAGCGACGGGCAAGCGGGGTATTCACCCTGACGCCATTGAAGGCGAACAGACAGAAAGTGATTTTGGCGGTGACATCGTGCGCTGGCATTGCCCGACTTGTGGCGTGAGATGGAAACAGGAGCTACCCGAATGACCCCCGCACAGACAGACGTGGAGCGCGTGGCGCGCGACCTTGAACACACAGGTGAGCTATCCATGCCATACCGCTGTGAGATTGCCGACATGCTGCGCGCTCTTGCAGGCCACACACAGCACAAGGCGGGTCTGACAGAAGATGCACGTATCATGCAAAAGCGCATTGGCTCTATGCCATTTCCCGAAGGGTTTCAGCAGATCGCGGACGATGCTCATGTTATGATTGCAAGGCAGGCATTTCGGATTGCCACCCTTGAAAAGCAGGCCCAGACGGTGCGGGATGCGCGGGATGATGCGCTGGTGGAGGCCGCAGCGATCTGCAACCGGTGCTATGGCACAGGGATCGGCACAGTCCATAAACTCATCCTCGCCCTCCGCACCCCATACCCTGATTAACAGGGCATCGCTGCGGCTGCGTTAGCCGCATGGTCTGGCGTTTTGGTACGTCGTGGACCGTCTACCCAGAGCCGCCCCCACCGCGTGCGCCACATGAGGGCGGGGGCGGCGCGCTACAATAGAGAGGAACACACAGCTATGAGCGAAATGCCAAGCCGAATTTACACGCTGGAAGATCAGAATGGAAATCGAATGAATATCCCCGAGGACATCACGTTTGAGAAAGCCATGGAGAAGATCACAGCAGGCTATGACGTGACCATTCACACCTATGTATTGCAGTCGCCACGCATTGTTTCACGCAAGGAACCCACCCAATGACCCCCGCACAGACAGACGAAACGAGGGTTGATATAATGACATGCCCCTTTTGCGGCGGCGCAGATTATCGCATTGAACCCGGCGGGCAGACATGGCGGGGTGTCAAAGGATATTCAGCGCCACAATACTTTCATTTTTACCACAATGGCGTTGTGCCAGAAGGTGACGGGTTTCAATCGTGTGCCATACAAATACGCGCCAGAACGGAGACAGAATGCACGTCGATTTGGAATAGCCGTGCTCTTGAGCGCGCCGCCATGCAGCCCAGCGTTGCGGCTATTGGTGATATGTATGTTTGTCCTGATGACGATACAGCCCTGAACCATTTAGAGGCGTCCTATGGCAGTGACTTGCGCTGCGCCGTGTCTTGTATGCTTGACGCCCTCCGCACCCTATCCAAGGAGACACCAGATGCGTGATGAATTGCAGCAAGTCGTGATCGACGCAATCAACGACAGCGAAGGCAACAGCGAAAAGATCACAGACGCCATACTCGCCGCCCTGCCCGATATGGTGCAGCCGCTGGTGGACGCCCTAAAACCTTTCGCGGAATACATGCACACAGAAGATGGGCGTATGGACTTAGATAACGAAGGGAATGAAGTTCCAGACGATCAGTGCGTTGGGTGGATTTACTTGACGCATGGGGACTTTCGTAAGGCGCGCGCCAAGTGTCTCGCCGCGCTTGGTCTGGCACCGCAGGGGGAGCAGGGATGATAGCGCGCACCATCATTGTAGCGACAGTATGCGCTTACCCGTCAGCCTTGGCGCTGCAATTTCCGGAGTGCTCTACTAACGCGCTGGTCTGTTTTCGAGAGATAGTGTTTCGGGAGCACGGCCCATTTGATTACATCGCCGCGCTACAGGCGGGGCTGGACAGGAACGCACCGCAGGGGGAGCAGGAATGAGCCGCGTTGAGTTTTACACCGTCGATCAGGCGGCGGAGATGGCGCAAGTGAGCCGCGCCACGATCTACCGGATGGAGGGGATATGAACCAGCCAAAGCCACACAATCCTGACACCCTTGCCAGCCGCTGGGGAATTAGTGCTACAACGGTTCGCAATATGTGCGAGGATGGACGCCTGCCCCATTTCAGAATTGGCAAGCTATACCGCATCCCCGCGGCTGCTGTTGAGGAATACGAAGAATGCCAGACATCACAATCGGACGGCTCCGCGGCGGATACTGTGTATCATGGCGAGAGGGCGGAAAGCGGCGGCGCTATCAACTTGCGGCACGCACGCAAAAGGACGCAGAGTCCGAAGGCCGCGACAGGTATTTAAAGGAGACTGTCACCCGCGGCGGTCACACCATCGCCGTGCTTTGGGCGATGTATATTGAATACCTAGGCGACAAGCCTACCGCGGCGACAATGGGCTGGACAGGGAAAGCCGTCCTTGAACACTTCGGTTCACTGCGCCCCGACCAGCTTACCATATCAGACAGCCGCGGCTATATTGCAAAACGCACCGCGGCTGGGCGCAAGGTCGGCAGCATCCACACCGAACTTGGGCACCTGAGAAGCTGCATGAATTGGGCAAAGAACAAAGCCGCGGCGATTGACCGGGTACCGCCCATTGAAATGCCCGCGAAGCCTGACAGCGATGTGCAGCCGCTCACGGATGTTGAGATCCAGAAGATCGTCGATAACTGCGCCGCGCCCCACGTGAGGCTTGCGGTGATCCTATTGTTGACGACAGGCGGTCGCGTTTCTGCCATTCTGGATCGAACATGGGATAAGATCGACTTTGACCGCGGCGTGATTGATTTGCGCCTGACCGATGGCGTCACACGGAAGGGGCGCGCGGTTCTGCCCATGAACGCACTTGCCCGCAACTCACTGAAACAGGCCTTTGATGCGCGAATGACGGATTGGGTTGTTGAGTACAACGGAAAGCCGATCAAGTCGATCAGGACAGGATATGCCGCGGCGTTGCGCCGTGCTGGCCTGTCGGGTATCCGCGTCCACCAGATCCGCCACACGGTCGCTGTTCGGATGCTAGCCGCGGGCCAGCCGATTGAGCGGGTCAGCCAGTATCTAGGCCACAGCAACATCCAGATCACGCAGAAAATATACGCCCGATTCCGGCCCGAACACTTGTCAGATGCCGCGGCGGTTTTGAACTTCGGAATGGGTGGGCTGAAAGGTGTTTAGGTTCAATGAACCCACAAACACTTTGCTAAATATGGCTAAAGGCCTTATTATTATGGTGGGTCGTGAGAGACTCGAACTCCCGACATCTTCGGTGTAAACGAAGCGCTCACGACACAAGGCATTGAATAGTGCGAAACCAAACGCTTTGTAAACAGCCATTTTCGAGGCTTGCAAAAATTAATCAGGTTCGCGCGGGTTCAGTGAACCCGTGAACACTTTGTTAGAGGTATTGAGGCCACACGATGACAGACGCCCTCCTCCCTTTCGGAAGCTATCAATACAACATCAAGGGTGAGATTGCGAAGGTGCAGCCCGAAACTCTGGCATCGCATGAAGCCGCGACCGATAGTCTACAGTCAATCTATGACGAACAGCAGAGCGTCATGGTTGAATGGCTAGAGAGATTACCAGTGATGCAATCAACAGCGGTCTACAGATACTATGACGGTGATGGTGCGTTGCTATATGTTGGCATCGCTCATGATTTCGGTCGCAGGGACCAGCAGCATATAGAGAGGTCGCGCTGGCGTCATATGGCTACTCTGGTGCGTGCTGAGTTATTCCCTTGGCGCTACACCGCCCTTTCGATTGAGGGCTGCGCTATTCAGCACGAAGATCCGATCTATAACGCAGATCGACGCTCAGCCGCGGCGCTGACAGGGCTTGCAGAGAAGAAGCTATACAGGAAATCCAAGGGAGTGGTTTCGGGGCACGTCTCATGGCTAAAGCTAAAGGAATGCAAAGAGCCGTGGGGGCCGTGGAGCCGTCACCAATAGGCCACCAGATCAAGGGCCGCGTAGAGCGCGCATATGCCCGCTCCGATCTGCTGGACCGCCGCCGCATTGTCATGGACCGATGGGCCGCGCATGTGACCGGTGTAGGGGCTGACGTGGTGCAGTTACGGGGGTAGAGCACTGCCTTCGGAGGGCAGCGCCAACCGCTTTTTTCACGCCGCGTTCGCCGTTTATGCATCGTTTGGTCACGGTTCGCGTGGGTTCGGGTGCGCTGTATCTTGGTCGGGACAAGAAACGGTCAGCAGGCACGCCCGCCATAGACGGCAACTTCGCCGGCTTCTGCAAACGTTTGGGCGCTTTCCTTTATGCGTTCTATAGCATCCTCGACCGTTCCGCCGCCCTCCGATACAATAAATGCCGCCGCGTCGATAAGCAGATCAAGTGCGGCCTGCTTTGTTTCGCAATCTTCAATCGCGGATGATGTGTATTTGCACACCTGTTCTGCGTATCCAGTGCTCATGTCTATCTCCTATGTGTCGCGGGGCTTGGGGTCAGTCACAGACGAAGCGCCACGTCCACGGCCCCAGACAAATATCAACGTCTTTGTCTACATCGACGCCAAACGTCCACGATCCCCAACCACAGAATATCCATTCTCGGTACATGTATATCCGCTTATCTGCCATGCTCACTCCCCCTTTCGGCTCTTGGCCTGCGTTGCGTCCTGAATAAACAGCAGATCGTCAGCCGCTTGCGCTATGTCCCGCCAGCTAAACCCTTCTCTCCTAAGAAGTTTGCGCGTTTGGGTCGAGTTATAGCCAAGCTTTCCAGCCATTATCATCATCTCCATGCACCCATTAGAGGTCGATGGTTCCTGCATGTGTTCTCTCTGGAAGTCCCTGCCATCTCCGCGCATTGGTGCAATCATGTCTTTACCCTCTTGGCCTGTGTTATTGTGCGCTTGAGGGTATTTCCAAAAATCCCGCGTGCAAATTCCGAACGATCAGGCGCACCCGATTCCGCAAAGGCTGCATTGAATGATGCCATTTCGGAGGGCGTTAGCTGCACCACAAGGCGTTCCGTGCGCTTCAAATGCTTTGGTACGGGGGGCCTGCCCATGGTTGCCGCTCCGGTTTGTTGCTGCATCCGCGTAACCTCATTCCGTTTATGGTGCAAGAATAACTCTTGCTGGTATTTATAACATGTGCAATAATTATGGCAAGATTTAACACATAAATGGGATATGTAAAAAGTGGAAAAGACACTGCACAATTCGGACATCAGCGGCGCACGACAGAACGTGAAGGACATCAAGGTCGTCGGCAATGGTGACCTGTTCAAGTTGCTCTGCAAGGCGTCCAGCGAGACAGAGGGATGGATGAAGTCCACCAAGGCGATGCAAACACCTATGGGCTGCGTTGTCCAAGTCACGACACAACAGAAGGGCATCGACGGGACATACGCGGTTGCCGAGGCTCTTACATTTGTGCCGGGGGCGGTGATTGTTGATGATGAAAATTCAGGGCGTAAGCTGGTTTCATCCGCTGACGTATCGCAGACCGCCGAAGAATAACGAAAGCAGGCGGGTAGCTCATTGGTAGAGCAGAGCACTCATAATGCTTTGGTAGCGGGTTCGATCCCCGCCCCGCCTACCACACGATTGTTTAGATGGGCGGCGGCGTGGAAAATCGGAGACACGCAACGGTTGACGGGCTTTATCCCAGTGCGGAGTCACTCCGATGCAAGTCGGGAAGCAGATGCCGCCGAAAGACGCCTAGCCAGATTAGCGACTGGCCCGCCCTTCTAAGCAATCAAGGAGAATGACGATGCCGACATACCACCTCAGCGGACCCATAACTATCAACGCGGATATTGCGATGGACGCCGAGAGCGAAAGCAAGGCGTGGGATGAACTCAAGTTTAGGCTTCACGCCCAAATTTACTTGGCGGGGTACACGCCTGAAAGCGACACATCAGCCGAGATAACCAATACCGACTTGGCGATTTCCCGCGTTGCCTAATCCCAAGCACTCCCCCACCCCCAACAGGGCGCATAGCCCGAAAGGATAGAGCAATGAACCACCCATCTACAGCGCAAGCCGTGCGATTTGAATATCACAACCACAGAGGAGAACAGGGGCAGCGCCATGCGACCCCCATATCCGTGCGCTTTGGCTCCTCACAATGGCACAGCAAGGGGCAGTGGCTCATGAAGGCATATGACCACGACAAGCAGGCAGAGCGTGAATTTGCGCTTTGCGACTGCGACTTCACTTGACCACCCCCACGCCATAGGAGGCAGAGACGCCCCCTTGAACGCAAATAGCCCGCGCCCCATTACAGGACACGGGCTAAACTGTGAGGACGCGCAACCGTCAAGGATTGCTTGACCGTTCAAATATCATCGCCGCCGGTTAACGGCTCTATCGACATTTATCATGCGGGTCTTGTGATCACAGCCCGAACGGCATTGCTGGAAGGCAAGCCAGAACTCACCTCCCACTCCAAAACCCAACTCGCGCCTCCATCTGTAGACTTCTCTACCTTGGCATGAGTGATGTAAGCCCCCACGCTCCGAACCACCCAAGATACTTCGTTGACAGGAATATTGGACGGTAGAATTACGCCGACCCAATTACCGCCGTCACCAAAAGGCGCACGGTAGTATGGGCTTGTACCAACAAAAAACGCATC